TGGCAATTGTCCTGGGTGAGTATACCTGGACCGGTGCACAAGTTCTTTACAACAACCGTCGTGAAATCCTGGAGAACGTTAACATTTTCCGTGAGACCGTTGGATCTTACTTTGTGTATGCTTGATCAGTTACAACAATATGTGCCAGTCGGAGAGGTGCACACTAATCTCCCCACTGGCACATTTTTCGTGTATTGTATTATCAAGTTCAAAAAAGTTCTTATGAACTACAATGATTTTTGGGACAATGTATTAAATCAAGAAGAATGGAATGATGAACTGAAACGGTGGGAAAATACTCATCCTGAGTATAAACCATTCAAAGAAGATTCTGATTCACAACGTCAACAAAATCTCTCAAACTGATGAACTACACTCTCAAAGAACTCCAAGATCGTGTCAACAAACTGATCAAAGTTCAGGGTGAAGATGCACATTGTGCGGCATGGATTTACACTGCCGAAGATTGTGCGATTCGTGATGAAGAAAAGGAGGAGATTGATTATGTGGCGGTAGGAGATCCTGAACTGAGTGAGCGTATCTTCAACGATATTGGCAATATTGATTACATCTACACTGTTATTCAAGATTGTGTAGATGAAGTCACAGAAGAGCAGTATATGTTGATGCAACAGGAGTTAGTGTAAACAATATGTGCCAATAGTTTTAGTGGCACAGTAAATGAGCACAGTGCTCAAAATCGTGTATTGTATCAACAGTTGAGAAATTCACTCATGTTTGACGAACTCTGGTCTGAGATTGCTGATGCTCCCGGTGAGATCTTCGATGTGATCGAATACAAGGAAGAATGGGAGAAAGAAGAGAAATTTGACGTAGAAAATTACATCAACGGAAACACCGACTATTGAGAACAATGCAATTCCAAGTTACCAAAATTGAGTTTGATTTTGATGATGATTATAATGAGGGATGGGAGAATGATCCTATCCCACAACAAGAGATTATTGATGAAACCATTGACACTATTTGGGAGGCAGATGATGAAGATGATCTAATCGAAGAGATCACTACTGCAACAGGTTGGTGCATCAATTCTATTGATTACCGTCACGTTCTAAAGTAATGTCTTTCCTCTCAACCTTCGATCACACAAACCCCATGACTGACAACATCATCGACCGGGACGAATTGCAGAATGCTTATATCGAAAGCATTATTGATGGTATGGATCACAAGACAATGTATCAGTATGTTTATGATACCTTAGCAGAAAATCTTGACAAGTATTCTGTAGAAGAACTTATCACTGAGGTTGAAGACTACTATCCCGAACTTTTAGAGGGTTGATGACACTAACCGTGCCCGTTCTCAATATACATTTTTTATTGAGAACGGCAGCCGCGGGTGGACGGTCGCACAACCTACACACAAAATAGGCACAGGGGTCAAAATCGTGTATTGTGTATACATGATCAAAACACAAATGACTGAAACACTTCAAGAACTTCAAGAATTCATGCTCGACACTATGCTCCCGGCAGAAATGTGCGTCGATTGGTATTGCGAACGTTTCGACGTTAGTGCTACCGATGAGGTGATAGATTTCGTTCTTGATGCTCATGATGCTTTCGTCGGTAACTGATAATAATGCAAGAAACTAAGTTCATCATCTCCGGTCGTTTTGAACGTCCTAATGGTCACATTATGCGTGATGAGTTAGGTTACATTGCTGCCACTAAAGAGGATGCCATTGCAACATGCCAACGCAATAATCCTCACTTTCATATTCACACCGTGAGAGAGGATCATAGTGTGCCTGAAGTTGTGAAATTGCAACCCCTTCGTTAACACTAACTCCTTCGTCCTTCATTAACACTTTCTCATGCGTATCTTCCTTGCCACAATTGTCATTTTGTTGGGTGCAAATCTTCTCATCGACCTGCTGGATTCTGATCTGGTAGATGTTATGAAAGAACGCCGGGAAACTATAGAGAAACAAATGGAACGGATGTGACGGTCGGAGAGGTGGCACACAAAATGGGCACGACCCCCAAAATCGTGTATTGTATAGAAGTGGAGGGGAGACCACCCCACCACAACCCTAGTCCTTTCTCTTCTCTTTCATGCGTAAGATCGAACAGCAGATGATTGCCGCAATCAAAGGTAACACTGACTGGAAATCTGCAAACACTGAGGTTATTCACACTTGCGACAATGTGAATTCTCCCGTGTCCCATGTATATCTTCACGGGAACAAAATTGCCGAGGTTGGTGATGACTTCCTCAAATTGTTTGACGGTGGGTGGCAAACTACCACCACAAAATCCCGTCTAAATGCACTTCTCTCTGAGTTCGGTTACACTTGCGGAACTAAGCAAGAGTTCATTTTTCAGAAACAATTTGAGTGGTTCATTCAAATGTTCGACCTGACAGAAAAGGCAATGCGGACTATTCCTTTCACCAACGGAATGCGTCTGGCAGGATGACAACTCTGGGGGACTAATTCCCCCCTCAATTGTTTTCACTTTTCTTCTTCAATTATGACCAAAATTCTTCACATCGAACACCCCGAAGATACCATCCTTACAGGTGATACTTCGTTCCTGCAATCTATCAAAGGTAAGCAACATCTTTCTATGAAGATTGATGGTGCTCCAGCTATAGTTTGGGGCATCAATCCTGCCACTGGAAACTTCTTCGTTGGCACCAAATCTGTGTTCAACAAAGTGAAGATTAAGATCAACGAATCGCATCAGGATATTGATAAGAACCACTGTGGTGTCGTTGCCACTATCCTCCACAATTGCTACGACTATCTGCCACAAACTAACGGCATATTTCAGGGTGATTTTATTGGTTTCGGTGGTGACAGTGAGTATACACCAAACACCATAACTTACAAATTCCCTAACATCGTAACCGAGGAGATTATCATTGCTCCGCATACACTTTACACTGCCGAATCCGACCTTCGGGATGCAATCGCACGTCCCCTAGATTTCGTCATCACTGATACTCCCTACTGTAAGTTCGTGAAGAGTGATGCTTACATTTATTCCGGTTGGTATGATCGACTGGGTGAAGAGTTTGAGTTATCTCCCGTTGTCAATATGATTGAAGAACTGATGCAAACCGTTGAGTTCGTGACTGATAAGGAAGCAGCACAAATTAAGAAGAATGTGAATCGTTCTATCCGTGAGGGTTATGCACTCACCAACGACGATTTCCTAGGCAATGAGTTGCTCATGCGTCTCTATGGGTTGATGATAGTTTTGAAGGATGATCTTCGTTCTCAGTGTCGTCAACTCAACGGTCCCGAAGCATACCTCAACGGTGAAAGAATCTCTGGTGAGGGTTATGTTATGAGCAATGAGTTCGGTACATTTAAGTTGATCAATCGTCGGTCCTTCAGTGTTGCTAACTTCACGAACAATAAGTATGCATCAGTCTGCTAAGTTCATTCGTTCGTGATAACAGCAGTTGGGGGGTATATGCCCCCCTTATGTGTTGCCCGCCGTGCCCCGATGCCCGTATATAAAATCGACGGGTCCCTCTAAGCTATAAACGACCCAGATCGACTTCTCTATTTCTCTTTCATAAAAAAATTTTTTCATATATAAAAAATGACATGAGGATTAAAAAATATGCAAAAAAATCCGCAGGAAAATTTTACAACCATAGAGATCGACCCAGTATCGGGTGAGCATTATGTAACAATCCCTGAGTGGATTTGTGATGAGAAGGGGTGGTATGAGGGAACAGAAGTAAACATCGAGGTTGAAAACGATTGTATTATTATTAGGGATGTTGACTGATTATAGATAGAGTGTTATGATACTGACGTAGTTACTTACAGTTATGGCTAAAGGATTTACCGTAAAAGCAAAGACACCCAAACCATCAGAGAGCACACAAGAGTGGGACTATGATTTGGCAAAAGAAATGATTAAAGGCAAGGCCATTGTATTTTGCCTACCCGGTAGAGGAGTTTCTTATACATATCTCAAAAATTTTGTACAACTTTGTTTTGATTTAGTGCAGTCAGGAGCAAGTATCCAGATCTCGCAGGATTACTCCTCCATGGTTAACTTTGCAAGATGCAAGTGTCTTGGAGCAAATGTACTGCGTGGACCGGATCAGATTCCCTGGGATGGCAAGTTACAGTATGATTATCAGTTGTGGATTGATAGTGATATTGTGTTTAATACTGAGAAGTTCTATCAATTGATTTTGATGGACAAGGATATTGCAAGTGGATGGTATTGTACCGAAGACGGTCGTACCACGAGTGTTGCACACTGGATGGAAGAAGATGATTTCCGTAATAATGGTGGAGTCATGAATCATGAAACACTTGAGAGTATCTCAAAGCGTCGCAAACCATTCACCGTGGACTATGCAGGTTTCGGATGGTTACTGATTAAGAACGGAGTCTTTGAGCACTCTGAAATGAAGTATCCATGGTTTGCACCAAAGATGCAAGTCTTTGAGTCTGGAGAGGTACAGGATATGTGTGGAGAGGATGTAAGTTTCTGTCTCGATGCAATCTCAGCAGGTTTTGAGATCTGGTGTGATCCTCGTATCAGAGTCGGTCACGAGAAGACAAGAGTGATCTGATGAATAGGACAAAATATACAATTCTCCATCAGGGTAAGATTCTTTTCAAGGACTTGATGGAAAGAGAATATTTTGATATAATGGAGGACCTTTCGATAGAGTTCTATCAGAAGGGTTCTCCAAGACCTCAAGATCTTGAAACTAAGATCACTAAACTCTAATGGTAAAAACTCGCAAAAATTCTTTTAAGGTTGATAAACGAACACTCAAAGGGTGGAGTAGAACTCATCAACAAAGACTCGGAGATCGAAAAAGAAGAAAGCAGTCATTATGGTCTAAGTTTTGTGAATTTTGTGGTATAATTGGACTTGGTTTTATTCTCACTACAATTTTTAGGTAATTAGGAGTTATTATGGCAGTTCGTTCAAAAGTTGGTTTGGTCAAAGACGGTTTTATGCCTGGGAAGCCAAAAAAATCTCGTCAGGGCTCGGGTAAAAACACTAAGTATGCAGCAACTTCTCGCAATAACAAAAAGAAAATGTATCGTGGTCAAGGACGATAATACATACTTATAGTAATATAAAGTTACCATGGCATGTTTGATTGCTAATCTGCCTTCAATGGAAGTATGGGTTCGTAAGGAATATCTAACAGATCATCAAAGTGGACATGGAGAATTCGTCAAGGGCGTCTGGGTATCGGTTAAATCGATTCCTGGACGTGCTTTTTATTTTGAGACGTATTTACCAGAGTATGCAGCAATGTACGATAAATTGCCCATCAGTGCCTTTGTATCGGATCCTGAGACCCCTTCACCTGATATGAGTCTACCAAACCTACAGTTTTGGAATTGCATGGATTATGGAGTCGTTTCTGTAGATAAGAAATTTATTGGTTCAATGGACTTTGAGTGCTATACAAGGGACCACGGCATCGTAAAAGGCACTTATATCTGCACAATTGACAACTATCACCACGATCCTGATTATGTTGATTGGGCAACTAGTGAGAATCCTGCCGAACACAAGTCTCATAACCTCATTGAACTTGAAAATGGGCAGTATGCACTGTATCCAAACAACAGATTGCGTATTTTTGACAATAGTTTGACTCCTGTTGACCCAAAAATGCCCGATTTTAAGGTTTCGACTCAGTATTATCAGGTTGAGAACGGAAATGATCGACTTGGAATGGGTCGTGAGGACGAATATTTCTGGAAAACTGCCAAAGAAAGGGATATTGTACAAGAATTGGATGAACACTTAGGTGTAAATGAGGAAAATAAATAAAAATAGGGATAGCAACCCCTCAAAAAGTTCTGATTTTACTAATCAGGAGCAAAAATGGGCAATTCACCCGTCGATAGAAACATAGATTTTATGAAATCCATGTGGGGAACAACAAGTTTAACATCAGATTACTGGTCATTGCCAAAACAAACGAATGATCCCGAAGAATTAGTACTTCGGGAAGTCATGCACGATCGTCCAAAACGACATGATTTAAAAAAACAGGCAGAATTGCACAAAAAAATTCGTAATGATGAAGATTATGATGATTGGGAATATGGAACCGAACCAATTTACGGATAAGGGTATAAATAAAGTCAGAAAACTCTAGTCCAAATGGCACCTCAGAGGATATCAAGAGCATTTAAAGACATTAGTTTGTCTTTTGAACCACATCCTATTACTAAAGATTTGGCTGTTCTCAAAAATGAGGCAGCCATTCGTAGATCATTGCGAAATATTGTACAAACAATTCCAACTGAAAAGTTTTTTAACTCTTTATTAGGTACAGATATAAGAGGAAGTCTTTTTGAATTTGTTGATTTTGGTACTGCATCCGTAATTCAGGATCAAATTCAAATATCAATTGAAAATTTTGAACCAAGAGTAGAAAACTTACAAGTAGAAGTTTTTCCAAGACCAGATCAAAATGAATTTGAAGTTAATGTAATTTTTGATATTGTTGGTCAAGAGTTTCCGACACAAGAATATTCATTTCTCTTAGAGGCAACAAGATAATATGCCTTTTACAAAGTTTACCAATCTAGATTTTGATCAGATAAAAGAATCAATTAAAGATTATCTTCGTGCAAATTCAGATTTTACTGGATTTGACTTCGAAGGATCTAATTTTTCTGTATTAATTGATACTCTAGCATACAATACTTATATTACAGCATTTAACTCGAATATGATTGTGAACGAATCCTTTTTGGATTCTGCAACACTTCGTGAGAATGTGGTTTCCCTTGCAAGAAATATTGGATATCTTCCAAGATCAAGAACTGCAGCAAAAGCAAAAATATCATTTGATGTTCATACCAATAACAATACAATCAATAGAATGACCCTTAAGAAGGGTCTAGTATGTGTTGGTAGTCAAGGAGATACTTCCTATACATTTTCAATTGTAGAGGATATTGAGAGGGTTACAGAGGACTCTGACGAGGTGATTAATGGTAAGAAATCATCTTTTAATGATATAGAGATATATCAAGGAACATTTTTAAGGAAAAAATTTACTGTTAGTTCATCATTAGATCAAAAGTTTGTTTTAAACAATCCTTTTATTGACACATCAACTATAAAAGTTTATGTAAAGGATGGAGGGGACGCAGAAAACATATTAGGAACCGAATATAAGTTTATTGACAATATTTCAGATGTAGACTCCTCTTCTTTAATATTCTTATTGCAAGAAGTTCAGGATGAAAAATATGAACTACTATTTGGCGATGGAATTATTGGAAAGAAATTAGAAAATGATCAGGTCATAACAGTAGAATACTTAGTTACTGATGGTGTAGATGGTAATGGTCCAGAAGTATTTTCATTTTCTGGAGTCATCCTCGATGATGGA